GCGAGAGTAGTTTTAGTAAGGCGGGGTTCTAAGAAAGTATATGAGTATCCCTGTTCTGATCTCCTATACGCCTCCATTTCTTCGCCGTCGAGAAAAGTATAATCAGCGATAAGGCGTGTCTCCTTAGTGTTAACGGAGAACGCCTTAGTATCGTCGCCACCCGAGGCGATACATACACGCTTAGCGGGAGCGGTTAAAGTGAGTTCAAGTTGCACGTCTTCCATAATATTAAAAAGTGGTAGTTCTTGACCTTTCAAGCAGGGTACGAGGTCGTCGAGACGTACAGAGAAAACAGGCTCCGAGTTTAGTTTTAGAAGATCTAACATAAGTAACTGAGTATTAGTCGCGGTAGTCGTATTAACAACCTTCTCCTTACCATTCTCTAAGAAAATCCTATCAGTCTCTACCAATTGTCCGTCTTCGTAAGATACACCCACAGAGAGAGCGCGACCGCTGAGAAATTGTTCTCTTTCTTTAATAACTGACTGGTCCATGAATACGCTTTCGTATCCGTGGTAATGTCCCCAGTCCTGAACCTCGCAGATAGTCTTACCTCCGATTTTAAATGTAGCGCGTTCAATAAGAGCGCCTACACCTACACCGATAGGATAATAACTTTCTGTATCGGGTTTAGTAATTGAGAAGGTAACGCGTGAACCAGCGTTTAGAACCCCCTTGTTTTCGAATTGAAATCTCATAAAAGTATCCGACTGAACGACAGGTTCTAAAATTGACGTATCGATACGAGAAGTAGCGTCCGTAAGAACGGGACCAGCTTTAAGAAAATCAGGCTTAGTAAATTGAGACATTTTATATTTATAACTTAATAAATATAAAAATTATTAAAAAAAAAGTTAAAAAATTAAGTATAGAAATTATAAGGAGTTATATAATCTAATGGTTTATAATTACTTACATATTCTCCGTCTATACCTAATATATTTTTCTGATTATAATAATATTTACCACTTAATACGAAAAAGAATAACCTATCTATATCTTCCATGACTTTATTATAATTTTTTTTATTATCTTTTATCTCTTTATCTTTTTTCATTTCTTCGGTTCTTTTTTTCAGAATTAGAGAAAATATATCTTCGGGTAAATAATTCATTTATTTAATTTATATTTTTTTATTTACGAAATAACTTGGACCTGACCCTGATTGAAAACCAGAGTATTCTTCGAATGTACGAAGACGAATGCACTATTAGGATTATTATCGTCTAAACCGATATCCATGGCGAGACCCCACGCTTCACGACTGAAATCAGCGCCGTCAGATCCTAAGGTATCATAAGCGACACCGACACCATAGAGAGCGCCTCCGTCTATAACACCATTATCATTCGTAGCGTATGACTTATTAATAGTAGAAGGACCCGCGAGAGTATGGCTGATTTTCCTGAATGGGAGAACCGAGTTGAGAAAGTTTCTAACTACCTGAGGGTCTACCTGAGAGGCATTACCATTCTTAAAACTGGTATCAATATTATAATCGAGCGGATAACGGGACCCTCCCTTAGTAAATACAACCTGTTTCACGTCAGCGATAGCTCCCGACTTAGTTAGAGGATTAATTGTCTGTAAAGAGTTCTGGTTAAGATTGTTAAGGTAATCTGAGGGGATAAAGTTCAACATAGTAGAAGATACGCGGTTAAGACCGAGAGAGAAGTTGAGATTAGCATTCGTAGAGTTGATAGTCGTGTAGTATCCCGTGATAGAATTGTATTCGAGAGGAGCGTTAGGGATTACCTGATCTGATACTTCGCAGACCATTTTAAGGTCGGTTAGTTCATAAAAGGCGCCGTCTAAACCACCCGCCGAAGCGTCTCCGTTCTGGTCGAATAGCACCATACTATCGGGAGCGAGGGTTATAGAAATACGAAGGCCCCCGACCCCTGACTGGCTACTTAAATTAATACCAGAAGTACCGAGGAGAAGTCCCGTAGGGATATGTATACAGAACTCATTAGAGTTCGCGCCGTCTCCCTCCTGCATGACTGAATATTGTTGTCCGTCTAAGGAGGGCATAGTGAGACCAGTTTCACCCATTAAATTAATAAGTGATTTATCGTCATTAGTTACTCCCATGTATGAAGAATAGAAGCGATTAGCGTGTTTAAGGGTTTCTATTGTCGCCATACTGGTCGCCGAGGCGATAGTAACTTGATCTATCATAGAAAAAACACCTATACGACTATCCATAGAGAGGCGAGTTCCCGTCGTCATTTTTCGGGCGCTGTCCTCGTAAGCATGAAACCGACCACATACACGAATAGAGCGAGGGAGAAGTGTAGCCTCTTGTTCTGAAATCTGAAAATCAATAACAGGTCGGCCGTCTCGGTATGAATGACTGGCGTTCGAGTTCTGGGGTAATATCTGTAAATAGCGGTTACTCATTATTTTATACTATAATTTATATAAAATAATTCTTAAAAAGATAAATAAAAAAACATTATTTTAATGAAAAATAATCTTAAACAATCACCGAAACACTATCGCCCTTAATTACAATCCTTCTTAAATGATAAACGAAATTATTCCAGAGTTTATTTTTAGTTGGCTGGGCGCCCGAATAATTTACCTGTAAATTAAAGTCTTTACCTCTGGTATCATAAACACCCTCTACACCCATGACCGACATACTTAGAGCGCGACCGATTACGAAGTTTCTATTAAAGTCCCCGAGAGACCTTACATTAATAGAACTCTGGACCAGCGCCTTCTGTAATTCAATAATCGGCTGAGCTGAAATACTGGATTTAGAGGAGGTTTTAGAACAATCAACAGGGCGAGAAGGTTGAAGGCGCCCGTCATATACGAACTGATAATTAGTAATATTATCAGATATACCTCTGAACTGGTCTCCCGCGAGGAGTTGTCCGTCTTCGTCTACGTGTCCGCCGATATCATAAGTCCCCTTAGCTCCGATCCTGTCCTTAGTTCCGTATGCAGTCGCGTCTGTTGGTTGAGATAAAATCGCCTTCGCTCTCGCTTGATTTAGTGGGAGACGGATATTCGCTACGACGTCGTTTTGACTTTGAGAATATTTATAATTAGTAACCGATAAAACGTCATTCATAATCGAACCACTTTCCTTCATGGTCGCGAGTAAATCGCTCACGTAATTACTTCCCATATCTACTTCCTGTACCACTAACTCCACATTAGAGAAAGTATATGAAGCGCCATAACTATCGTCGGGAGCAGATAGAACACTATCCGAATATACGAAATCTGATTTAGAGGTAATAGCGGATCCTGTTTCATTCTTAACCTCCGCCTTCAAGGTAACCTTTAATAGTCCCGAAGTCGTTCCAGTTCCGCTTTCAATTGTAAGGACTTCTGGGATCGCTCCTGTAAGTGTTGATACCGCTGAGTTATCCGAAGTAACGAAATTAATTCTTTCACCTACTACGAAACCACAGGACTTCGGTGTTAGTTGAGAATTAACGTCTCCCGATATATAGAACTCAGTAGCAGAGGCATTATCGACCCAGCTATTAGGAGTAGTCTTACAACCATTAAGAGAATGAAACTGAGGCAGGAGACGGGAGCGCTTATGACGAGATACGCTGTCTAACTGGGTTAAACAACGATCGGCACTTTCGAGGGTGATAACAATCTGTAATCCCGTATACATATTAGCCCATATTTTCGGGGATCTAAAAATACCTGTTTCTAAGGGCAGACATAATTTACATGATAGAAAGTTAGCGTCTGTAAAGTCGCCCTGTTTCTTGTCCCCTACGAAGGTCTCCGAAGAGTAAGGATTTGTAAATGTATCCGAACACTCAGAGCGCGTCTGTCCGAGAGTTCCTCTGGTCTCTGGGATCCAGATTGTAGCTCCTTCCGTCATGGCTCTCTTTTTCTTTTCACTATCATTCGTATCATAATCTCTCATAATCGAAACCAGAGAGTTATAGTCTTGGATTTCTTCTAAAAGAACATTTCCGAACTCTGTTGAGGTATAGATACGAATATCTTTAATTAAACTCTGACCGCCGAGGCGCGGGTCCAGTTGAAGGCGAGTGGCGTGAGTAGTGGCGCTTAATGTTGGGAGTTTAATTTTAAAATCACCTTGCAGATAACATTCGTCAGGTTTAATAAACTTAGTTGAAGGAGGGACATTAATTCTTACTTCTTGACCCGCTGAGAAATCAAGACCATTTAAAACAGGTACAGACTTGGAGGTCTGTTCGATAGGGATTGAGTTTTGAGCTTTCCAGAAAGATACCGACATTTATTTTATAATATACTTTATAAAATAAATATTAATAAAAAAAAATTATGAAAGTTAAATTATTTATTGAGCGGTTCTACCTACCGCCAGACGTCCCGAACCCGCGAGACTTACAGATCCGCTCTGGGTCTTTTGTTCTGGTCCTAAATCTTTATCCGCTTGTTCTGTATCCTGTTTTATCTGTTCCTTTTTATCGTCGGCAGACTGATATCCCGAGATAGCCTGTTCCGCCCCCGCTCCTACTTGAATAACGTCCCCGAAAGCTTTCATACCTAATCCAGCGAGGGCGCCTACTGGACCCCCGAAAGTCATTAATCCAGTTCCTACCATGTCTAAACCCGCTCCTCCGATATCGGCGATATTAGTAATTTTATCCATAGTAGACATAGTCCCCCAGTCGTCTTTTAATTCTTCGGCGTCTAAACCTATCGAAGCGACGTCTCCTATTACACCTAAACCAGTCGCGAGTTTTCCCGCTTTTTTACCTAATGTCTGGGCGGTTTCTTTTCCTATTATGTCTCCTTTCTTAATAACTTGTCTCGCGCCGTCTTCTCCTTCTTTTACTATTCTCTCAGTCGCCTTTATTGGGGCGCCTAATTGTTGTATATTTTTCGCAGTAGCGAGACCCTGTTGTAGGGCGGCCGCATGTTGTCCCGCTTCTTTCATAGCGCCAGTATGGGCGTCAGTTCCAGCCTGAGATTGAAGACTTTCACCCTCTTCTTTATTCTCTAATTTCTGTTTAGTTAATTCTCTGTTATATAGTCCTACCTGTTGATTAAAGTGTTTTAATTCAGAAGAATATTCCGCGTCTCTCGTTCTGTCGGCACTTTGAAACTCCATATTTTTATATTATTAAATATATTAAAATAATATTATCTTAATTATTAATTTATTCTTCTTCTTCACTTGAAACCTCTTCCTCACTTGGACCCATGGGATAAATCTTTTCATTAAAGTTAATCCAGATTTCCGCTGGATTTTCAGTTAGTTTCAAGGTCATAAAATCGAACTTCTTTTTAGTAGCCCTCTTATACATTTCTCGAAAGTTCTTATCACCTCCGAACATACCCGACCACTCTTCACTCAGTTTCTCGACCTCCGCCTCATTAGTTAATCTACCCACCAGAACCCAGTTAGCATTAGCGCGGATCGTTGGACTTACTTTTTTTAGTAGTTGGCTCGATACGATAAATAAATCGATTGAGCTATGACGATAACGACTGGAGAGATTATTTAATGCAGTAGTCTTTTCACCTAAACAATCGTCGCACACTAAACACATACTCGGCATATCAGCCTTATCATATTGAGACTGACTTTTAACTATATCTTTAATTAGTTCGTCTGAATAATAATCATAAGTATTAAAAGCCTGTTTCATGAAACGGGACGTCTGGTCGTTGTTAATTGTTGTACTGATTATAGTTGTCTCGTCGAAGAAGTCCTGTCCGTAAAAATCTTTATTTAATAACATATTCGAGATAATAGTTGATTTACCTGTTTTAGTCGGCATTATCATAAGAACCAGAGAAGGCGGTTGAGGGAGGTTAGGGTGTAGAGCCTTCTTCTTAGTGTTAGGAGGTTCGACAATTTTTAAGATCTTTAATTTCTTACTCATTATAATATATCTAATATATTATTTTTTTTTAGATTTTTTAACTAAATGAACCTTATCGATTTTATACGATTTACTCTTAGGATTTATCGAAGCGTATACCCTTGCATAGGCCCACTGATCCGCTGACTTAACCTGAGGACGAACTGAATAGGGCGCAGAAACATAAGCGCCCTGACCTTTCTTAAATATTGTCTTTAATCCTTTCAACTCATAACCCGTAATATCTGATATCTCCTTTAAGGAGTGAGAGGTACTTAATGGTTTAAATCCATACTTACGATTGAAATCAGTTTTATAAGTCATTTATAATAATAGAAGATAATAATTAATGTCCTCCATTTTCTAAACTTTCACAATAAGTCTCCCATACTCTTACACATTCATTCAAGCTCTCACACCACGAGAAACCACACGATAAACAACAACCATTATTATCATAAGGAGATTTAACCATGTAAAGAAGTAATAACTGAATAGTCATAAGATCATATATCCATAAGTTCATTTATATAAAACATAGATAAAAATACTAATGTCCCCGAAAATAAATGAAGTCCCGAAAAATGAGGACACGTCCCCGAAAATACCAGAAATAAAAGGGATCGAACTAAATGATATTTAGTGATTTCACTTTTTATATTTTGGTTGATTGGTTCATTTTTTTTTGAGGACTTTGAGGACTTTGAGGTCTTTGGTAATAAAGAGTTATTGAGTTATTATTATTCTATTACGTAGATAGACGTAAAAGTCTCTGTCCTCATAAATCAGAGTGATAAATAAAAACGAGGACAGCGTCCCCGAAAACGAGGACACAGGTCCAGAAATCGAGGACACAGAGATATTTAAAAAATAACTATTATATATAATTATAGAAATGGTAAATAGAAAATACAACAAGGAATTAGATAAAAGACTAAATGATATCTTTATCTTTACTAAGGATAATAATGATAAAGTGGAGTATAATGAAATATTGGAATTATTAGATCACGAAATAGTAAGTAAGTATGTATTATCTTATAATTTAAAAAATAATTATTGTAGCACTTACACGAGGAGCGGATTACACCACTATACACACTACTACACAGGATTAAAACTTAGAAACAATCTCTAAAATATCCAGCCTCTCCATATCTCGGAGGTCTCTGAGGTTGTAGTGCATTATTAACTATACCGAGATTATGGTTAATAGTGTTCTGGTGTTGTTGTTCTTTCTTCTTCTGTTCTTTTCTCGCTTTACGTTTAGTATCATATCCTTCGATAGCTCTCTTCTGTAATTCTACTAACATGTCGGCAGGTAAGTCTTCTAATGAGGTTATAGTCTTTCTCTGAGGTGTAGGTTCTGGTTTAGGTTTATCTTCAACCTCGTCCCTTAACTTCTGAATATCTTTCTTTTTCTTTTTCGATTGTAGTTCTTTTAATTCTTTCTTCTCCTGAGCCTTGGCCCTTCTAACCGCCAGAGCCTTCTCTCTACCTAAACGTAGACGTTCTAATTGAGCCTCAGTCATAACTCTCTTTTTCTTTTCTTTCTTCTGTGGTGGTTGTTTCTTAGGTTTCTTCTCCTCGAAGATATTCTCTTCAGGTATGATATCCCTCTCCTTAACAACAGGTACAATATCCTCCTGAGGTTCTGGTTCAGGTGTTTCTTCGTCAGACATAATCTCCTCTTCAAGTGGTTCGGGATCTTCTTGTAATAAATCTACTTGTATATTCGGTAAAAGGTCCATTTTACTTTAAGAAATATATTAAATATTTTCTTAAAATTATTAAAAAAATGTGATATTTTCTATAAAATTATATTGTAAAAAATCTAAATTAAGAATTACCAGAACCACCCCGTAGAGATATCTTTATTCTCTTCTTCTTTTTTAATCCTCGCCTGATTGATTTCATGTAATCTATTCTTTATAACCGCTACGTCATTCTTAATCGACTTAACGTCAGTAACTAAAACTTTAAGATCTTCAATAACTTCGTCTATCGGTTTATTCTCAGGCATTATTTTATAATTTGGAAGATATAAAAATTATCTTATATAAATTATTAAAATGAATGAATTGAAAACTCCGAGACCTTTACCTGATAATATCGAAGAATGGAGCGACGAGATAGAGGAGTTATTAAGTGAATGGTGTGAGGTTAGTATGTGTTACGCTTACCTTCATAATTTCAGTCATAGAAAATATAAACATAAACACCACCATATCCAGATCCCTATAATTATATTATCAACGTTAACGGGTGTAGGTAATTTCGCGGTAGATAGTTATATACCAGATAGTTTTAAACAAGGGTTCTCCGCTACGATAGGCGGTGTAAATGTATTCGTAGGTATTTTAGGTACCCTCGCGTCTTTCTTACGTTATTCTGAAATAATGGAAGGTCATAGGATATCAGCGTTAGCTTGGTCGAAGTTAGGAAGGAATATAGAGATAGAGTTATCTTTACATGATAAGAAGCGTAAATCATGTAGAGACTTTTTAAAAGTATGCAGATCGGAATATGATAATCTATTAGAAAGTAGCCCGAATATTGATTTAGATATTATAGGTATGTTTAATAAAAAGTTTAATGATAAATATCCGAATGTAAGGAAACCTATTGTATGTAATGGGTTGAAGGAGATTATACCTTATAAAGGTAAATCTGAACCTGAACCACTTAAAGAAATTAAAGAAGAGGAAGAAGAAGAACAACAACCAGAGATAGAGATACAGGTTGATCCTTAATCGTCATTAAACTCTCGAACGCAGAAACCGAAACCCCAGAAACAACAGCACCGAAACATTTTATACTATTAATTAGAAAATAATTTTA